TTCCTAGAAAGATTCCCTGTTACATTCGAACAAGAATATCCAAATGCAAAAACTGAAACAAAGATTTTAGATAATGTGATGGATCATTATGGTAAAAAAGATACTGACTTTACTGCCAATCTTGTTAAGTGGGCAGAGGTTATTCGTAAAACTTTCTTCGATGGTGGGGTAGATGAAATTATCGCTACTAGAAGATTAGTTCATATAATCAATGCCTTTGCAATCTTTAACAACAAGTTAAAGGCTGTTGAAGTTTGTATCAATCGTTTTGATGATGATACTAAAAAGAGTTTCCTTGATTTGTACACTAAAGTTGACGCTGGTGTGTCGATTGAAGAATTAAATCAAGGATCTTCCAATGATGGTGAGGAACTGGTTGATGATCAGTAAATCCATTTTTCATAATGTAGACCTCAATAGAGTGGCAGGGAAACTTGCCACTCATAACTCAAAGGTGGTGATATAATGACATTAGAGGTTAAAGTTAGAAATAACAATATCGAAAAAGCAATTAGGCAATTAAAGAAAAAAGTTATGAAAGAGGGTATTCTCAAAGAGGTAAAGATGCGTCAATACTATGAGAAACCTACTTTAAAAAGACAACGCAAGGCCAAAGAGGGTCTAAAGCGTATTAACAAATTAAAGAGACAGCAAGAGCGGTTTCTTTAATACAACCTTATATAAGGAGTATATTATGGCTAGAAAAAGAATAGCAAACTCAACTAAATTTCTAAATGCAATGCTAAGAGGCAATAGTGTTTCTTGGACAGATGCACAAAAGAAATTCAACTTAAAATCACCAAGAAGTGTGGTGAATAAGTTAAGAGAAGATGGACATTGTGTGTACATCAACAAAACAAAAACGGGTACCAGTTACAGAATTGGCAACCCATCTAAGGCACTAATCGCCGCAGGTTTTGCTGCCCTAGAGAACATGAACAATGCCGTTGGAGCATAAATAGTAACACAGGCAATTCGTAAGACCTGTTGTTAGTTGCCTCTCGTAAAGTGCAACATTATAAGTCTTTTTAGGGTTTAGACTTGAAAAAAACAAAACCCTACTTATATAATAATAGAGTTCGATAAAGCATATCGGGCCCGACTCGAACTCTATTATTATATAAATAATAGTGTATATGCCATGATGGGTATACATTTTAAACTTGCTAAACAGGAGTAATACTATGAATAGCACAAGAAATTTATCAATATGGAGTGATTTAAGGCCCTTCTCAATAGGGTTTGATGAAATCTTCCGTCACTTTGACCACCATTTAGATACTGGTCATACAAACTTTCCACCATATAATATCGTTAAAGGCAAAGACGAACTGAACTGGACGATTGAACTGGCACTTGCCGGGTACAATAAAAAAGATATAGATGTTCATTATGCTGATAACACTTTGACTATAAAATCAATTCACAAAGATGTGGACGATAGTGATACAATACATAGAGGAATTGCTAAAAGGCATTTCACTAGAACATTCACCATCGCTGATGATGTAGAGGTGAGAGGTGCAGAAATGGCAGACGGAATGCTATCAGTTGCTTTAGAGAAAATCGTACCAGAAGGTAAGAAACCTAGAACAATTGAAATTGCATAAATTTTTTGAGCGGGGTATAAACCCCGCTTGACTTTTTAACCAACCTGTGATATAATTATGTTATGTATAAATTTAAAGAAAAAATTATTTTAGATGATGTGAAAAGGTACATTGACGATACCTACAAATCACATTACTCAACCACAAAAAAACAAGCCACAGAAATTATCATCGACCAAGGACACGGTGAGGGTTTTTGTATGGGTAATATTTTAAAGTATGCCCAAAGATATGGCAAGAAAGAAGGCAAGAATAAAAAAGATTTGATGAAGGTAATACATTATGCCATCATTCAATTGTCCCAAGACCATTATCAATTGAATAATGATTTACTACAATACGATATTGGTAAATGGGACGACAACGCACCACTTCAAAACCCAATGGCAGAGAAGTTAAACAACCCTAATGACTAGGAGATTATATAATGAAAATAAGTGATAATACTAAAGAGATACTTAAAAACTTTAGTGAGATAAATCCTAACTTAATGATTACCCCAGGTAAAACTATTAAGACTATCTCAACAATGAAAAACATATTGGCAACAGCAGAGGTCGAAGAAGACTTTCCGCAAGATATTGCCATATACGACCTATCTGAATTTTTAGGCATGATGTCTTTATTCAGTAAACCAACATTTACTTTTGATGAAAAGTTTATGACAATCAATGAAGAAGGTACTTCTACAAAGTCCAAATATTTCTTCGCTGACGCTTCTATCTTAACTACCCCACAAAAAGATGTAAAAATGCCTGACACAGAGGTAGAGTTTACACTTACTGAGGCAGACCTAATTAAAGTTAAAAAGGCAGCCGCGATGTTACAATTACCAGACATATCTGTTAAATCTATGAATGGTGATATAATGATGTCCGCGATAGATAAGAAGAACGAAACAGCGAACACTTACGGTGTAAAAGTTGGCGTTTGTGATACAAACAAATCGTTTGACTTTCATTTTAAAACTGAACATCTTAAAATGTTACCTGGTGATTATACTGTTCATATATCATCTAAACTTATTTCTAATTTCAAACATAAGAACAAAGCCCTACAATATTGGGTTGCGTTAGAGAATACAAGTAAGTATGAGGGATAATTATGGACAACACATTATGGGTAGAAGCGTATAGACCTTCTACGATTGACGAGTGTATCTTACCCGTTGAGATTAAAAAGACTTTCAAGTCTATACTCAATCAAGGTGAGATACCAAATTTATTATTATCTGGTACTGCAGGTACAGGTAAGACTACTGTAGCAAAAGCATTATGTAATGAACTTGGTTGTGATGTTATGGTCATCAATGGTTCTGACGAAGGTCGATCTATTGATGTTGTAAGAAATCAAATCAAAAATTTTGCCAGTACAGTATCACTAAACGAAAGTGATAAACCAAAAGTTGTTATTGTTGACGAGGCAGATTACATGAATGCTGAGTCCGTGCAACCTGCATTAAGAAACTTTATTGAAACATTTAGTAATAACTGTAGATTTATATTTACATGTAATTACAAAAACAAAATTATACCTGCGATACATTCTAGGTGTACTGTAATTAATTTTCAAATACAGAATAAAGATAAAGAACAACTTGCTGGTTTATTTCATAAAAGATTATGTACAATTTTAGAACAAGAAAATATAGAGTTCGATCCTAAAGTTGTTGCAGAATTAATCATCAAATATTATCCTGACTTTAGAAGAACGATAAACGAATTACAAAGATATTCTGTATCTGGTAAAATAGATACTGGTATTCTTGTAACAATATCTGAAGCAAATCTACAATCATTATCCAAGGCATTAAAGAACAGACACTTTGGTGATATGAGAAAATGGGTAGTAGATAATATCGACCAAGACCCTGCAGGACTATTCAAAGACCTATATCAAAATTTTTATAACACTATGAAACCAGAGAGTATACCACCAATGGTCATACTACTGGCAGAGTATCAATATAAAAATGCATTTGTGGCTGACCCAGAGTTAAATATGGTGGCATGTTTAACAGAAATAATGGGTGAGTGTAAATTCAAATGAGTGAGTATAAACTTACTAATTACCTTACCGCAATCAACTGGTCGAAAGAAAAGTTACTAGATACTGACGATAAAGATTGGGAAAAGAAATACCCACCATTCATTATCAACAAAGGTCTATCATACTTTTCTGATACGGTAATGTATGCTAACGAAATGAATAGGTTACATCATGCCTCAAAACACATGCAATTTTCGTTTCTACTAAATACTATAAGAAATAAGAAACGATTTAGTAAGTGGTTAAAGGCGAGTAAGTTAAAAGATATTGATGTTATAAAACAATACTATGGCTACTCAAATAAGAAAGCAAGTGAGGCTCTCAACATTCTTACCAAATCACAGATTGATTATATAAAAGAGAGATTATATAAAGGTGGGAAAAAATGAGTGAAGTTATAGAATGGAAACCAGATCAAATGCTCGAGGTGAAAATCAAAGAGCCAGACGATTTCCTAAAAATTAGAGAGACACTTACACGAATAGGTGTTGCAAGTAGAAAAGAACGGAAGATATATCAATCTTGTCATATACTACATAAACAAGGTAGATATTTTATTGTTCATTTTAAAGAACTCTTTGCCCTAGATGGCAAGACCGCTAATATATTTGCCAATGATATCGAAAGAAGAAATACGATTGGTAAGTTATTAAGTGATTGGGGATTGATAGAACTTGTTGGTGAGATAACATCAACAGCACCTCTATCACAAATCAAAGTATTACCATTCAAAGAAAAGAACGAATGGATATTAGAACCAAAATATAATATTGGTAAGAAACCTACAGAGGAGAAAAATGAAACAACAACTACTACAGGCGCTTAGACAACACGCCGAAGGACAAATTGCTAAACACAAAGCCAATGTAGATGTTTACCTAAACAATACAACTGGTATAGGTGAACATTCTGATATTACTGAAACAATAGAGAAAGAATTAAACCACATTGGTAAATACAAAGAACAATTAGATGTATTGAAAACTTATTTTGACGCTTGACTTTTTACATAAAACCTGATATAATTATATAATGCATTTTTATACTAACATAACGCCACATGGCGATTTTCTACACATACGAGGTTTTCAAAATGGTGAAAGATTTTCTGAAAAGATAAAATACCAACCTCGTCTATATTTTCCATACAAAGGTAAATGCACCCATAACTCTTTAGATGGCAAAGGTCTTATGCCTAAATCTTATAATACAGTAAGAGAGGCAAGACAAGCGATTAAAAGATATGAAGACCATAAGAACTTTGTTTATGGTACAGATAGATTTCAATATCAATATATTTCTGACAATTATCCTGGCACAGTAGAATACGATAAAGATATGCTTCGTATCTATACAATAGATATCGAGGTAGAAAGTGAACATGGTTTTCCTAGTGTTGCTGATTGTGCAGAAAAAATGATTTGTATAACTGTA